GAACTTTTTGAGTTGGAAGACCACTTTCAACAGTTCTCATTTCCATAATTACTGGTAATGTATCGTCCTTAGATTGGAAGAATATATCAATGCTGGTAATAAAAACACCAGTTGTTTGACCCACAGAAAACGTTTGAGCAAGAGGGTCAAAGCGATTGATAGTGACTCTTCTATCGATGTTAATGTTTCTAACGTTAGTGACTCTTCTAACGTTAGTGATCCTGTTTGTAATAAACCGTCTTCGGTCAATATTTTGTGTAATAAACCGTCTTCTGTCAACAAAGGTCTGTTCAGTTACATCGAGATCAATGTTACTAACTCTTTGAGTATCAATCGCAGCAGTTTGAGTTCTTGTGTCTCTATCTAGAACTTCTGTGTTAACAGTGAGTCTGTCAGGGCCTTGTTGTCTTTGAATTCTACTACTTTGAACTCTGGCATCTGTATGGTCAATTCTTCTAATCTGAGGAATTCTTGTGCTCAGAACAGTTTCTCTGACCGTTTGTAGTTCACCTTGTGCATAGAAATTAGATTCTGAAGAAGTTGTAACAGTACCGAAAATTGAACTGTTAGTAGGACTTGTGGTAAACTTAAGAGTTTTTGTACCAGTTTCCCACCTTGGATTAGCCTGTCTGTCTGGATCAGGAATTTGGAATGTTCCTTGCAACTTACCAAGATTGTCGGTAATAAATCTAATATCAGTCACTCTAGCTTGAGCAGCACTGCTCCGACCTTCAAAAATCATATTAGGACTGATTTGTCCAAGGAATTGACCTTGACTTTGAGATGCAAGGCTAAATGTATCTACATTCAGAATAGTGGAAGATGTAGAGTAATTTGCTGGGATGTTACCTGCATTAGCATATGGGTTTCTTCCATATGTATTGGTGGGACTATTAAATGGTCCATCTTTATGATTTGGAGCACAGATTCTAAAGACAAAATCTGGTCTCCTGCCGGTTCTTCTAGCATTTGTACTATATCCAAATACTGTTTCACCAATTCTAAATCTTCCAGATATCATAGAAATTTCCAGAAGTTTTGGTGTCATATATTTGGTTACATTTACACCATCAAAGAATCCATAGATGCGAGTCAATGGTTTCATCTTCGTAGCATTAAATTGAATACTACGAGATCTCATAAATGAAACAATATCTCTACTTACAATTCTATCACCGATACTTTGTCTATTAGTTGTAGGAGTAATTTGGAACTGAATACCATTTCTAGACTGTCTTGTAGTAGTTTCGATGTCTTGCATCGTCCTCTCAAGACGGAAAGTGTCTCTAGTTGTAGTAGTTGTAGTTCTAGTTGCAAGATTTGTTCTACTGTTCTGAAGGCTAACATTGACTCTACTACGACCAGAGGCTGATCTAGCGCCAACATTTCCCCTACCTGTGTTTTGTGTATTAGAAGTAAAGTTAACACCAGTTACATTAGTCTGTGCTGCGCCTCTAGTTGTTGTTGATTCAATTCTTTGTCCGACGACTCTTTCACCAGTCCAAGTGGTTTCCCACGCACCCCAATCAACTTCACTAAGCCCAGTTTGAGCATTTACACCCAGAATAGCAGAAGCTGCATCAAACGCAGCTGTTTGGTTAACTGTTTGTGCATTAACTCTCCTTGTAGCAACCCAAGTATCAGAGTTTGGAGTGAGTTCAAGATCACCTTCATAGAAAATAACCAGGAACGGAGTACAATTTTCAACTCTGGATGCATATGGTTGTCTGAAATATTCTACCTCCTCATAATCCAGAGTGATCAAACTACCAGTTTTTCTGATATTGAGTCCGTCAATGTCATCAACAAAATTTAGGTCTACATCTGGATTAGAACTGGTTCCAATTCCAACCAGAGAGGTTGATCCTGGAATAAGATCAATAGCCGTTGTATAATGACCCGGACGTAAGATACCCTCTTTTCTATCAATACTTGCAGAAAAATCAACGTGTGCAATATGATGAGAATCGTGAGACTTAAAGTTATCTACGAAGAAACCAGATTTAAATCTATTCAATCCGTTAGCATCAACAATTTGAAGATTGGATGTTTCTGTTTCTAAAAGAGACAGTTGGGTATAGAATTCAATATTTTCAATTCTTTTTTCAAGACCACCAATATCTTTCATGGTATAACGTTTATGTTCTGTTGTTTGAACAATAACGTCCTTCACACTATAAACATAGGGTGGAAGTTCAATCTTACATACTTCTATGGCATCTTTTACTGGTTCTGGTTCAGTTGGATCATCTGAGGGGAACCCAGTAACATAAAGGAATTTTCCATCTTTATCAAGGAATAACCTATCTCTTCTACCTTGATAATACTCATAGTCAACGATGATTTGTTCATCAGAAACCATAGGATCATTGATACTACTACCAGTAGATGCAAATGACCTGGAAGCAAAATCAAATGGAGATATAGTTGAGGAAGTATTATAGTTACTAACTCTAGGTCTAATATCAATCAGATCACTAGTAATTCTGTCATAGAATCCATTAATAGGAATAAACTCTCTACCAAGATTAGAGGGGTAACTAGAAGCCGTATAGAAGTCTCCCTCATCACTGCTTTCTATAAACAAATTTTTAAATACAATTTTCAGTCTATTAGATGGTTCTGAAGCATTTTTATCTCTTTCAATATAAGAATAATCATAATACGTATCCTTATCATTTGAAACCATAAAATATTGATTGGTTACGTTTCTATCTCCAGGAGTTGCACCAGCAACAATAGCAGTAATATTAGTATTAGAAGTTCTTACTCTTTCACCAACTGAAAATGTGTTTTCATTGAGAAAAACAACGCCAACAGTAGTGGTATTTGGTCTTTCTGTAATAACTGCAACAGCATCACTGTCAGTACCAATCAGTTTTTCACCAATCCTCATATCACTATTGTTTCCACTTGGTCCAGAATATGCACCAAGAGTAATACCTGGAAGATCAGGATCTGAAGCGTCATTGGATTCAAAAACGCCAAGCAGTTCAATGGCTTCAGGAACGTTCAGTGAGATTTGTCTATCTTGAACTCTAGTTCCATAGACTCTACTGTTAGTAAGACCATCATTAAGAGTATTTGTGCCAATACCAGAAGATGCTAACTTAGATCTATTGACAACTAAAACATTTGATTCATTCAGAAGTTTCGACTTGTTCCTAACATTAGACTTAAGAACAGTCGCAAACAGATTGGCCTTTCCACTAGACTTAGAAAGAGCTGTGAAAGTAACTGTCTTCGCGTCATCTGCTTTGGTAAATTGACTTGGAGTCAACGGTTCAATACTTCCATCATCATATGAAATGAGATATCTCTCTTCATCAAAAGGTTGGAAGAACAGATCTTTGCCTGCAGCTGGTGAAGTGAATCCAGAATTTGTAACCGTAATATCAGAATATTGTTTTCTGAGTTGAATATTTGTTGTTGTTACATCAAGACTATCAACGTTTGGTTTGTTGACGGGTGTTGTCAGTGTATTTTCTGTAATAGCAAAAGTTGTGTCTCTACGTCTCAAGTCTGTAATGGTTACTTTATTAGAACTCGATACAGTACCATTATTAACATTAGAAATAGTTGGGACAGTGGCAATTGACACTTCATCACCTGTAGTGCTAACGCCGGTGACTCTATTAAATTGTGGAATTTTACTTGAACCAAGACTATAACTTAGAATATTACCAGTGGTCAGAATACCTGCAAAGTTTCCTCCAGTTGCAGAAATGATACCTGTTGTACTACTAGTCTTCGTATATTCAAACGAACCTGTGGTGACATTATCAAGTCTTGAGATTTCATCGAGAATTAAGTCAGCTTCGAACGTGGAAACACCAACGTAACTACGCATAGACTTTACATCATCAATGTTAAAGTCTGTAATTTTTGTGATGGTTCGACCATCAGCATTACCATTAATAATAATATTTTCATCGTTAAGAAATTGACCACTTACATCAGAAAGTGAAAGTTCTGTTACGTTTGTTCCGGCCGTGCGAACAAAACCACCTGCACCACTTCTGGCACCTTCAATGTAATCAGATGCCGTGACAGAAGTAATTGCAGTTCCTACTTGAAGTTTGGTGAAAAGTTTGACATCAAATAATCTACTTTCAAAAATTGTAGCAGAGTTTACATAACTTGCAGACTGTGATTTGAAATCATAAAGTCTTGCAAGACCAACTTCTTCACCATAAGAATCGATACCAAGAGTGCTCTCACCCTTTCTTCTACTACTAATAAGAGATACGGTGGCTGTAGTTCCGATACCAATTGCAGGAGAACCAAATACGTTGTTTACGAAGATTGGATTGCCAGTAACATATGTAATTGGTTCTTGTTCTACTAACTTAGTTGTTCTCGCTTTCGATACGTCAATAAGAGTTGGTGCAATAGTCTCAATATCATATCCTTTAATATATGCTTTACCAGGACTCACTTGAGCAATCATCAAGTCATCTGATGGAACATTACCATCAGGAGTTGTTTGAATGTCTGTAAAGAGTCCTTTATTACCTACCTGATCATTCAGGGATTCTTTCATGAAGACTTCAAAAGGATCTACACAATAGTCTCCAGACTCATCATAAGTCCGTTTGGCCATCGCATCACGAATTAAGTTATAATTAGTCTCTTTCACAAAGGTTTGCATAGTGCCTTGTACGACACGAGCAATTTCGATAAAGTCTGGATCTACAATATCATCGATATCTTTCTTTGCAAGCGTTAAGGAAATTCTAAATCTATCTGCACCAGGGGCCGCAAAGTTTGTAAATCCCGATGCATTGTCATTCAGAGATTCATCCTCATTAGAAGTAATAATTTCTTCTAATACTTGAAAACCAATTCTATATGTTGGAGTCTGAGCGTATTGATCTAGAAGCAGAGTTTCATTAGGAACTTGAACGAACGTACCTCTGGCAAAATAAACACCCTCACCAACAGACATGGCACTGCCTATTTGGTTAGCTCCAGACGCAATCGTATTTGCAAAAGGTTCATTTGTAGAAATTACACTTAATCCATATGTAATATTAGATAGTGTAATAAGACTTTCTCCATCTAAGAAAGTCTCTGATTCATTATCAAGAGTAGAAGAACTTTCATAGTTGACGTAAAGAGTGATAATCCCTCTTTCAGATTCTTCTTCAGTAAGAACAGAAATGACTCGTGCTGTTACACCAGATCTTTCACCAGTAATTCTTTTGTCAATAAGTTGTTCCAGATATAAAGAAACTGGAACGGACAAATATGTTGGCTCAATCTGAATGCACTGAAAATTTGAATTATATGTAAGGTTACCTGGAATTACTTTAGAACCTTCTTTGAAAAAGTGAACACCAAACTGTTCAATTTGATCTTGCAGAATAGACTGCAGAGTAGAAAGTTCTCTAGCCTGTACTGGAGTACCTGGTTTGAACAGAACTTTTTTAAAGTTCTTATCCTTATCAAAATCGTCAAAATAAGGACTTACGTTAAGATTAGTTTCCTGTGGCATAGTCTTTAGAATTCCAGTACGATTTTAATGTCTTCTTTTTGTTGCGAGCTGCGAGTCACAGATGCTCTGTTATCCACGTAGATAATTTCACCACTGTATTTTTGAACTTCAGGATTTGCAACACCCTTAACGAAACTCATACCTAAGTTGTATGTCCTATTATTTATTGACGTAGATAAACCTGGTGCAACAGATGTACCAAAATTAGTGTCTATATTAAGATTATTGGAACCACCAAAAACAGTTGTTCCTGCTCCAGTGGTTGGATTAGCACTAAATCTGAATAATTTAAATCCATATTCTGGATTAGTATTTACTGTTCCATCTGTGTTGAATCCTGCAAGTCTTCTATCTTGCCAATATTTCAATACACCAGTTGTGGAATCCCAACTAATTGTTCTACCCACAGCAGTAGAACCAATACCAATTGTTTGAGTAACCTGATCATCTGCACTAAAACTGGTTTGTGTTGACCCAGCACCAATCAGTTTAAGTGCATAAGTTGCACTAGCTCTAGCAAGAGTCAGTCTATTACTAGAACCGAAAGAATCTGGATTTTTTACAATACCAATTCTTGCAAATTGGTTACCAGTAATAAAATCTGGGTTTGTAACATCGTTTTCAAGTCTAGAATAAATCAAAACTCTATTTGCACCCAATTCCCTGTAGACATCTGCTCCATGACCACCTTGTGGTGGAATAATTACATTAAAAGCGGCATCAGTTGAACCAGATGGATTAGTTAATCCAACTGCGTTTAAATCAACACTACCAAAAGAGTAATCTGAACCACCGTTAGTAACCTCTACGGAGTTAATTTTTCCTGCAGCGTTTACAACAACTGAACAAGTTGCACCCTCTCCATCGCCTTTGATTGGTACATTGTTATATGTGGTTGCAGTACCGTATCCAACGCCTCTATTTTTAATAGTAACAATTTTCAATTGTCCGCTAGTGCTCGCGTTATTTCTGACTGCCGCAACATCAGTTAAAGTTTGCCAGTTATTAGGTACAGGAACAAAACTTGTAGAATCAAACTTAATCAATTCAGTTGGTTTGATTGTAAAAAGATATTTCCAAACATATCCGTCACCAGAACCACCAGCAGAACGAGGTTCTAAATCTGTGAATAGTGGTTGGTCAAGAGATGGTCTTCCATCTGGATTCTCTGGATCCGTGCCATTTTGTAAACAAACATAAACTCTAAAGTCAGAGTTCATTACATAATAATTTGCATCATATAAGTTAGTGGAACTTGTTACTGGTGAAACATTCCCCCTTGAATAGTCATTTCGATACATCTCATAAGTTGTACCAGAAGTCCAATCTAGTTTTCTTACAACTCTTGTTACATCAGATGCATTGATTCTTTTCAATCCGATCATGGTATCCCAATAATCAGTTTCCTCACTAAAAGAATCTTTCGGAGATGGAGGAGACTCATTCCAATCTTCGTCGAATTCGGTTGCATTTGGCAAACCGATCCAAACATAATAACTGTTGGAAGTAGATGCAACTCCAGCTACAAAATTACCAGAATTTACAATACGAAGTTGATCAGTTATAATAGCTGACATTTTTAAAAACTTTACGCTTTTTGTTTATTTATAGTCAAATGTAAGCCTCTTTTAAATCTCTGGTTCTAACAACGATTGGACCAGTTTGAATTCCAACAACACCATCATCAATGATAGCATTAAATGCACTGTCACCTTCCTTGACAAAATCATGCAAACGACCCCAAGAGTATTGACCAAATCTCTCACTGCTTCCAAGACTTACTCCGATTGTAGAACTTACACTGACAGTAACTCTTCTCAGGGTTGTTTCACCAACACCAATGGCACTACCAGTAACATTTTCTACTGACATCACTTTGTAGATATTATCTATGAAGGAAGTTCCAACACCCACAGGTGATGTACCAGATGCATCTCCATATGCAGTGATGCCAGTTCCACTATATGAATCAAATACTATGAAGTAATATCCAGTTTGAATGCCACTGTTTGTAATTGGTGTGGACATCACAGAAGAATCTCTAAGAGTAGAATCTAAAGGAATGAACAGATCAAATGTTAATCCAGTGGTTGCAACACCAACAACAGAGGTTGTTCCAATACCAGTAATAATACCAAAATCACCTTCATACTTAATACTCCTTAGTTTATCGTTACCGAAAGCTTCTGGTTCAATCAATACAATTGGTGGATTTGTATTTGTATATCCAGCACCAGGATTTGTGATAGACAAGGAGTTAACAGTTCCCACACCAGACAGACCTGCAACTGCAGTTGCATTGGTGTTGACTGTAATACCAATGCCAGCAAAGATTGTTCCGATACCAGCAGTTACACCGATAGAAACAGCAGGTGCAGATGTATATCCAGAACCACCATCAGAAATTACGAAACTTGTAATGGTTCCAGCGGCCGAAACTATTGCAGTAGCTGCTGCACCTGTTTTTTCAGTAGGATCTAAGATAAGGACACTCTGTAAAGTTTCACCGAGATCATCAATTTCACTAAACAATGGAACTGCGGTATCAACAAATATTTCAGTTGCACCAGCAGAAACGTTATTGATGATACGTGAGTTTGGTCTAATACCTGCTTCAAGTAAAGCTCTATCTTTACCAATTTCAAAACCATCAACAATCACATCCGAAGTTTGTTTTCTCCAGGTGATGGGTCTTGATAAAGTAGAGTCTGTGGTAATACCAACTTCAATATATGTATTGGTAGAAACACTATCGGTAGTGGTAATGCCAGTAACAACTCTTGGATTCTGTTGGAAACCATCTTTGATTCCAATTTCTGGATATTCATTAAGAGTCAGAGAATCTCCAACCTTAACGCTTTCCAAAATATCAACATCAACTACATCATTATCAGATCCACGATAGTAATAAATTCTTACCTTATCTCCCAACTTAGGAGCTTCAGAGAATACAAGTCTAGAACCACCTACAAACTTATAACTCTCGAATGGAATTTGAAGAATGTCATTCAGGAAAATAAGAACGTTATCTTCAATTCTAATTGGAGAACCCTTACCAGATCTGAGGGTGATTGGCGTCTCAGATGCACCAACAGTCTTTGTCAGACCAAATGCTCTCTTAACACCATCAAATTCATCTTCAAAAGTATTCAGTTTTTCAAGTTCACCAAACGACCAACCACCGAAACTATCTGTAAATACATCCTGAACAGTAAGCCTGAATGTCTTGAATGCAGATCCAGCAGAAGCATCTGTTGGGATACCTGCTTGGTTATCCGTAGCAAGTCTTAGAGTATCACCAATCTTATAATTGTAACCATAATTTGTAATGTTGAAACTAATTACACTAGTTGCGGAACCAACGCGAACTGATACCGATGCACCAATACCTGTTGAACTTCCAACTAATCTCATATTTTCATAATTGAGTGGTTGTTCAAATTCAAGAGTTGGTGGAGTGGCAGAACTGAATCCAGAACCACCATTAGTAATGGTGACAGAAGTAACAAGACCCGCAGTAACATTTGCACGACCGATAGTTGTGACTCCAGAAGAAGTGATAGCTCTGACCAAAATATTTGTTTGAACTCCGACTCTATATCCAGAACCACTATTACCGATAGCGACAGATTCAACTGTTCCTGCAGCAGAAACAATTGCCGTACCGCCGGCAGATACAAGAGGTTGATAACCAAAGGAAGATGTTTCGCCAACAGAAACGATGACGCCACCTCTAGGAATAGAGGAAGAATTAACATCATAAGTTACTGACACACCTGCACCAGTAAATCTAATGGAAGTAATACCTGTAGTTTCTGTAATGATGTAATCATCTGGGGCTGCAGGATTCTGGAAGATTTCGTTGATTAAAATAACACCGTTATTTGTTGCAACTCCTGTGACATTTTGTCCACCAGACTTCAGTATGAATGCAGTCGAGACACCCGTAAACTGACTTTCGATACTATCAAACACATAGTTGTTTGCATAAGTATCTTGA